TTGCAGTACCTGCTGGTGAGAACCAAGGGAACTGTTCAATATCAGTTCTTGCACAAGTTCCAGCAATATCACCATTTAATGGGATATATCTGAATACATTATTGAAGCGATCATACATGTACTTGTAACCGCTATCAAATACTGCATAAGTTGATGATGTGATAGGAGCATAGAAGTCCTTCACGTTATTTGTCATCGTATCGATGTCACTAACCGTTACAGATTGACCAGCAGTACTATCATTTAAGAATGCTTGTCTGTAAGGTGAGATAAATGCTACTGCATCTTTTCTTGCTTCAGCAACTGCAATACATTTTTGTGCTAGTGCTTGTGCCTTTACTTGAGGGTAGTTTGCAGATCCCATTAGAATGAAATCTACTTCAGTGTCCTCAGTATTTTCAAATAATCCATAACCAGTGATTAGATCATCAACACCTGATGTCAAAGCACCTGAAGTAGTGTAATCAGTTTGACCACCATAGTTTGTACCAGATTTTAATGATGCAGTGAATACACCAGAAGCACCAAAGTTAACATTAGCACCTTCTTGATCCCAACCACTGTCGGCATCTAAAGCACCAACATAACCTGTTCCAGCAGCATCAGTATATCCAGTAGTTGTAATTCCAGCAGGAGCACTACCACCGAAAATATACTTAGAGTTGGTTGCTAGATAATTTCTCCAATAAGAAGTAGATCCAACTGAATACTCACCATCTTTTGCTTTAGAAAGATTTAAATGCTTTTCAAGAATTGTACCAGAATTACCCGTTACAGTTCCTTTGTCGTCAATAACAACAACGTGAACCTCATCATTTCTACCACCTCTTGCAGCAACATATGCTGAAGTTCCTGGTGCATTTGCTAATTGATCCCACTCAAGAGTAATTGGATTTCCGTTAGCATCTTTACTAGTTAATACAATATTCTGTTGTTCAAACCAGTCTACCTGTTTTACTATTTTGTTTGTAGTACCTGTTCCTATTGTTCCTGCTGCAGTTGTAAGACCAACAACACCAGAACCCGCAGCAGTCCCAATACCTGCAGCTGTATTAAACTTATAAATTCCACCATACTCAACATTAGTTACAGTACTTGATGCATTTACATGTGAAATAAGTTTAACATCAATTACTTTATCATTGGTTGTACTGATTCCAGTTACAATACCTTTAAAATAACCAGTTAGAGTCGATATACCAGTAGAAGTTGGTGTTTCAATACCTTGTGCTGATATTGTAATTGCTGCTCCTACTTGACCAGCATAAGCATTTTCAAGAGTCAGTGTTTGATCTGCTTTACTGTCTATAATAGCAACTCTAAGTCCATTTGCCCAAACTCCTGGGTTTTTTGCAACCACAGTTACACCTGTAATGGCATTGTCATCATAACCTAATTGATTATAATGGCTGTTGCTTAATACTCTTGGTGCAGTAGTTGAAACTCCTGCATATGCATTTTTTAAACCAACTTTAGTGGATGTATCATAGTCATCTGCACGAACGACTTGCATTGTTCCACCATATGCAAGGTATGATGATGCCACCATCCAATGCTCATAATGTTTGTCTACTGGGTAAGGTTGTCCAAAAGTCTGTAGAAGATCCCCCTCACTTTCGATGAGTTGTGGTTCATTTACAGGTCCTTTAGAGAAAGGTGCGACCAAGGCTCCAATAGATCCACTTGTAGGATCTACTCTGCCGAGAGTTAAGTCAACCTCTCTTATTACTATGCCAGGAGATGCTAAATTTAGAGGCATCTTTATTACTCTCCGAATCTCAGGATATTACTAAAATTATTTATTGATTAAGGTGTTTTCACTGGGGAAACGATGCACGAACATCACCAATCAGGATATTGCCAATCTACAATCTTTCTATTTGTTTTTCTGGTATTAACTATTCTTTTTATTGTACATACTTTACACTCATATGAATATGCTGACTGATTTCTTCTATTCTTTCTAGTAAGATAGAAATCAGTCATTAAATCCTTTATCTTTCCACAATTTCTACACTTTCTATCTTTTAAAAATAAATGATCTAATTCAAGTTGCTCATCAAACTCCATTTACATATAGTCCCACATATAAGATCTATCCCCATATTCATCAGTATGCCATCTATCACCATCTACATCTACAAAACTATCTTGATCAAATCCATCTGAAATAAATCCGAATGGTGCCATATCTTGATCTATCTGATTCTTCTGCTCTTCATATATTCTTTTACGAACATCATTGTCCGTCATTTCCTTAAAATAATCTTGTGCAACTAACCAAGCAAATAATACTAAACACATTGCAAGGTCATCATTACATCCTTCTTCTGCTTCAAATGAATTATGCTTTTGAGCAAATGTTGTTAATTCTGAAATAATATCATAATCAGAGACTAATATTTTATCATCTTCTAAGAGAGTTTTAAGATTAGAACAACCAAGTTTTTTAACAGCAGCAGTCGTTCTTACACCAAGTTGTGATTTCTTTCCACTAAATCCAGATCCAACAATCTGTCCATTACGCCCTCTCATAGAACACATTAGAAGATTATCATACTCTAAATCATAATTTAAAATACTTGCAACCTGATCTCCAATATCATTTACTTCTACCAATAAGAATGCTTTATTATAACCAGTTGCTACATTATGAATTATACTAGGAAATAGCATAGGTTTAATTTCATTATTCCTATATTTTGCTACAACCTTATATGGAAACTCTGTAATATCAAACACTATAAATGCAGAATAATCGTTACCTAGTCCACGAGCAACGTCAACTGTCATTAAGTAATTACGATCTTTTATTGGTGCTTCATATACATCTAATCCAGCATTTCTGTTTAATGGATCATCATATGCTAAAGTTTTAAGTTTTGCTGGATTGATAAGAGTATTAACAGATCCTAGAAATTCGCACTCAAACTCAACTTTAAACTGTGCCTCTGAAGTGTTTGCGATTGTTTGTTCTTTCCAAACTGCATCTCTACCAGGTACTTCACTCCAATGAACTTCAGTGGGACAATATTCATTTTTACCACGTTCACTATCGTGCCACATCCGATAAAAATGATTCATACCCCGTGGAGTAGAAACAATAATTACTTTTGTTTTTTGACCAGAAGAAATAGTAGGATAAACAGATGCAAAGAAGTCATCAGCAATGTGATTCGGGATGAAGGCGAACTCGTCAAGAAAGATGACATTATAGGATCCACCTCGGACAGCACTTGAAGACGTAGAGTTTGCTGAAATCTTTGATCCATTTTCTAATTCTAAAGAACCTTTATTCCAAGATATTATACCTTGTTGCATCCATCTAGGCAAATTCTCATATGCAAGTTGTAATCTGCCAAGTAGATCTCTAGCAGTGGACGCTTTGTTCGCCAAAATTGCAACATTAACATTATCATTAAAAACAGCGTAATGTAATAAGTAAGATACACAAGTTGTTGATTTACCTGTCTGCCGAGGCATCTTACAGATATTAAATCTGGACTCATGGAAATTAGTAATTAATTTCTCCTGAAATGGATACATATTGAAAGGTACAAGACCTTCATCAAGAGAAACAATTTTTATATAATTTCTTGCAAAGTAAACTGGATCTTCCTTACATTTAAGGAATTCAACAATTTGTTCTTCTGTAAATTCTATAGGCGTGTTCGCCTTCTTTAGGTTGGGATTACCTAAGTATACTTCTTGTTGACTCATAATAAAAGAAAAATATTAGTTTGCGTAAGCAACCTTTACTACTAATTGCTTATTTCCTTGAGCAGCAGCAGTAAGTGTATCGGTAGGATCTTTTTCTACAAATATTACTTCACCATTTACAGCACTAAAACTACCAATAGTTGTTCCACCAGATTCCTTTCTAGTTATTACTATTGCTGCTGTATGGCTATTATAAAGCCTTACCACAGTTGCTTTATCAACATTAGAAGGACTGCTTAGATCACCCTCAGCTGCTAAGACTTTAGTTAACATGATACTTTTAAACCTTTATTGAGTATTTAGTCTTTAGAACGTTTCTTTTTTGCATCCCTCAATCTTTGTATCTTTTGATCATCAGTTAGATTCTTTTTACCTTTTCTATATGCCTTCATATCAGTATCAAACTCTTTATTCTTCGCAGCATCTTTTGCTTGATTTTGTCTAACATTAAGTTCTTGATCTATCTTGTCTTTAGGATTTTTATCCCAATCAGTTCTTTTTGGTTGATCTGGTGTTCCAAGTAGATCTTTAAGAATTTTCTCACCACCTTTAGCAGCAAAAACTGCACCAGCAGCTTTAGCAATTGCTTTTTTAGTTAGTGGATTTTTTAGAACAACACTAGCAACACCTTCTTTAACTTCTTTCTTTTTTTTACCACCAGTTACTAGGTTATAACCAGTTGCACTAACTGCACCACCAATTACTCTTTTTATTGCCTTTCCACCTTCATCTTTTTTAGGTGTTGGTGTAGATTTTTTGGTAGGTGTTGGTGTTGATATTGGAGATTTTACTTTTGGATCAGGTAATTTTAATAGTTGATCAATTTTATAAGAATATGTTCCTTTTTTTCTAGAACTATCAATTCCTTTTCTAATTCTAGCATCTAATTGATTCCGAGTTTCCTTAGTTTTTTTATTAACTATATTCTTACCTTGTAATTGTTTAATTATGTCAGTAGCCTTTCCAGTTAATGCTGATTTTTGACTTTTATTCAAATTTGGTCCAATTGGTTCGTTATGTTGGGTTTTTGCTGTTGGATTAGCACCTATTGGATCTTTATATTGTGTTTTTGCTGTTGGATTAGCACCAATTGGATTTTTATATTGTGTTCCTGCAGATCCAGTTATTTTTTTAGTTGTAGATGTAGTTACACTAGTTTTCTTTGTAGGTATAGTTGACTTACCCAGACCATCTAACTTTACTGGGTTCTTTCCAAATGGTTCAATTGGTTTTTTTGGTGAAGGTGTCGTAAATGGATCTGGCGACCTATACACATCTTTTTTTAATGCTTTAATTTTCTTACTAAAGTCCTTAAAGGATTGTGGTTTTTTTACATCACTTGGTTTTGTTAATTTTAAAGGAGGTTGTTTGTACCAACTGCCTGTGGATGGTATAGTTGACTTACCCAGTTTTAACTCTACTGGTTTCTTTCCAAATGGAAATTTAGTTTTTGATGGAGGTGTTGTGAATGGATCTGGTGCAATTAATGGTTTGCTTGCTTTGCTTGCTCTTATATCTGCAATATTATTATATCTTCTAACTAATTCTCTAGTTTTTTTAAATTTAGTAATATCACCAGCACCTTTTCTTGCTAATGCCTGTCCACCTTTAACAACAGTTTTAAATACTTTTGGTGTAACTTTTGCTATAAGTTTAGCACCACTAAGAGCACCTGTAAGTAATCCTTCATCAACAAGATCACCTTCTATTTCATTTGAAGCAGCAACTACCTCTTTCTTTTTATCTGCTTTTGCCTGAATCCTTGAATAATCTACACCAATCTTTTCACCCTTATTTTTTGTCATATCCTTATCACTAGCCTTCTTACCCTTTCCTGGACCTATAAATTTATATCTCTCATTAACCTGTGTTAATTCACTTCTCCAATTAGATGGATCAAGTGCTTTTGGTTTAATTATATCTACAGTTTCTATCTCATTAAACTGAACACCATCAGCATAATTTTCTACACTTACACCACCTTGTATTTCCTCATTAATATTATGGTGACTCTTACCACATTTAACGCAAGGGTCTTGTCCACAACCTTCACAATCACAATCAGTTTCTTCAGTTAATGTAGATCTCCAATCATATAGAGATTCATCTCCTACTCTTATATTGTCCATTGAACAGTTATTTGGTGTTATTATTATTTAGAATTCCTTGCTTCAGCATCTTTGATAATTCACTAGTAGAACCTACAAACAAAGCATTATTCGTAACATTACTTGGTGCTTTTACAGCATCCTCATCTAAATCTTTAACTTTCTTCTGTAAATCTGCTAATTTATCTGTAGTGTCAGCAACACTCTTTATTAATTGACCAGCAACTTCATATGCTCTTGGACTTGCACTTTCACCTGCAAGTTCCATAATACCATTAATTGCTTCCTGTCCTTTCTCAATTAATGAATATAACTGTCCTCTTGTATACTTATAATCTTTGTCAATGTCTGCAGTAATATCAGTCATTGTATCTTTTCTTCTGACACAACCAGCTTCTGGTGTATTGCTAACTTCAATATCAACAACTTTATCTTCTGTATTAAATGTATCATTTAACGTATCATAATTATCTTTCATGATCTTATAAGTCTATTTTACGTGTTGGACTGAAATCTTTAGAATCACCAAAGAATGTACTTGATTCTGTAAATCCAAAATCATCACCTGGTTCTATTAATGGGTCATCCAATTCAGTAACCAATCCATCATCATTATAATCTTTCTTAGCAGTTGCTTTCACACTATAACGCTGAACACGTTTTGCTGTTCTCGTATCTGTGTCGGAATAGTAATCCAACTGAACCTTGCGAATAAGTCCATCTGGAGTATCTGCGATAGGACCAAACATAAAGGTTTTCGCTGTAAATTGAAGAGTATAAATTAATGCTCTTCTTGTAGCAAAATCTCCTTCATAGTCATCTTGTTGACTAATACTTTGAAGGATCATTGGAATATCTCTTTTTTCACCAATGGATTTAACTAAATCAACAGATAAGTTAAAACCTGGTTGAAAGAATGGTAATATCTGTTCAATAATTTGAAGACCATCATCTTGAAGTTTAGTAAGAATATTTAATTCAAATCCTATATTATAAGGAACTGGCATAAAGACCTTTTTCATCTTATCTCCGTCTTTTGCCTTAAATGTTTGAGTTATACCAGATTTTCTAGTTGAATCATATGAAATACTAGTCATCTCAAATGCCATTCTTGGTAATGTAATTTGAGTTGCTTTATTTAATTCTGGTTGTTGCTGAATCCTTGCTAAAAATTTCTGTCTTGGTCCATAAGCAACGGGAACTTTTATTTCACTAATATCATTTCCTGCAGCATCTTCATGACGTACATAGATATCATTAAACAATGTTCCAAAAGAAATAACTGTTTTTCTTATTATTTCGTGATAAAAATAAGTTCCTAACATTAATAAGTACCAAATGGATTAGATTCTGTGAAATCTAAAATAGAATCTGCTTCTGTTTCAAATATATCACCATCATTATATTTATCGCTAGTATCTTCTCTATTAAACATAGTATTAGCAAATAATGCTCCAGATTCTAGACCTTTAATAGTTTCACCTGGGAAGAATCCTTGTGCGTTTGTAGTTCCTATACCAACATTAGATACTTTCAATACTAACGTATCAACGTCCCATTCCTTTACTCTTGCCTGAATTCCAGATCTCATACCCTGAACAACTTCATTGTAAATGTATGTTCCAACTCCAGATATAATATCAGGAGAATCAATAACAGCATAAGGAGATAAATTGCCAGATTGTGTATATCCTTCACCTGGATCCTTAATATAAACCGATCTAATAACTCTATCGGATCCAGTAATTCCTATTGAAGCAATTCCAACAGCATTACAGAAAGATCCATCACAATTTCCAGGTACAGATTTATTTGCACCATCATTAGTAATAGTAACTAATGAACCACCGAAAGGAGGAGGACCCATATATCCAAATCCACCATCTAAAACAGTAATATCAGTTACCTTACCCTTAGTAGTTCCAGCAACTCCAATAGTTGCA